CGTTGTTAAAATATAGTGTTGTGGCCCCACCACTTGTTGCAAACAGGTTTTTTACGCCAGATGCGTTTCCTATTTCTATGTTCGCACCGTATATTTTTAAGTCGCCAGTTCCGTTATCAATAATGTAACTGTGGCTACCTGAGTGATATAGCTGTAGGTCAGAGCCAGCACCAAAGATGGCCTTGTCATTGTCGCCAAAGGATACATCAGCGGTTGTAGTTAACCCAGCAAACGTAGGGCTATCAGTAGTAGCTACACCTTGGTTCAATGCTTTGACTGAGGCTTCGCTGGTAAGCTCACTGTCCATCAAGGCACCAGCAGCAGTTACATTAGCTGTGTCAGTTACATCTGCACTAGCTTCAATACCATCTAGTTTAGATTCATCAGCATCAGTAAAGGCATTAGTGTCTGCATTAGACTCATAAGCAGTCTTAATCTCAGCGGCAGTCTGGTCAGCAGTTGCTCCTGATTCAATACCGTCTAACTTAGTGCCATCAGCAGCTACGTCACGGCCATCTAAGAGGCCATCAGTAGTCAAGTTACCTGATACCACAGGTGCAGACAAAGTCTTGTTAGACAGCGTTTGTGAGCCTGTCAGGGTAGCTACAGTAGAGTCAATGGCTAAGGTTACACCAGTGCCTGAAGCAGTGGAGTCAATACCTGTGCCCCCCAAGATACCTAGAGACTCAGAGTCTAGGTCAATGTCAATGCTAGTGGAGCCATCAGTTACATCAAGATCCTGTGCAGTAACCTGTGAGTCTACATAGGCTTTGACTGACTGTTGCGTAGGTAGCAACGTAGCACTGTCGGATGCCATGTTATCTTCATCTACAAAAGCAGTAATAGCAATAGTACCATCAGAGATAGTCTCAAAGGTAGTAGTGCCAGTAAGTGCAGCAGCGTTAGCGTTTGCTTTAGTTGCTGATGCAGTTGCAATGTTATTAAACTCTGTATCAATCTCAGAGCCTTTTACAATCTTTGCAGAGTTACCTGAAGGTAGAGCATCTTTTGCTGCAAAGTCAGTAGTTTTTGTATAGTTCGTCATTAGATTAATCTACCTATAAGTGCTTCAATGTTTACTTCTTGGATGGACAATGATCTTTCATCAATAGTACAGTCCAAGCCAATAGTGGCTACTCTGCCAGATCCAGTTGCTTTAGCTTTAGCGGTGTCAATAATAATTGTAGCACTGTATTCTGATGTGCTTACGTTGTACTCAGATATGCCGTACTCAGCAATACTAGCGTTAGCTACAGTTACAGCTTGCTTTGTGTATCCTTCAGTGTAGTCATATCCCCAGTTAACTGTTACTGGTGCGCCTTGACCACCAATAACTGTAAAGTTAATTTCTTTTAAAATCTTTAGTCTACTAGCGTCACCAAAGGACAATGGGTTAGTGTAGTAACGTAACGTGTATGTGCTAGTGTCATCTAAGTAACCGTTGTACTTATTGATACCTTTGATACTACCTAAGTACAAAGTACCATCTGCTGCCCTGTCACCACACAAGATCTTAGTGCTAGGCCAAGTAGTGGCACGATTACTACCGTCCTCTAGTTTACCTCTTGTATCAAAACAATAAACAATAGAGCTTGTGGGCAAGAACAGCAGATAGAAAGAATGCTCTGGACTGTAAACAGACTTAATGTTGTTAGTCTGTGTATTGACAGTGAACATCATCTCGTCACGTACATTCTTAGATACGTCACCAATAGGGTTAGACTTCTCTTGTATAACTCTGCCTAAGCTACGTACACCTGTGTCGGACAGGAAGATCAAGTCTGTACCTGTAGACTGAACAGTGTCTCTAGCAATACAGCCAATGTTTGTAATAGCGTCTGCTAGTACCATTGAGGACGGTGAGCTTGCACCAGAGTACAATAGAATACTACGCTTACCAAAGATAACTAAGAAGTCGTTAAACTCTGCTAAGGCTACAATCTCATCGTGTCCTGTAGGCCATACAGTAGTTAAGTCTAGTGAGCCTGAAGTACCACCTGTCCAAGCATGGCCTGCTAATAAATCAGACCAATACAGGGTGTATTTGTTACCAGTAACGTCAGCAGCCCACACACGACCAAAAGCTGCTAGAGCTTCATTGGCTTGCGGTGGTGTACCTGTAGCATGGCTGTGGTCACTAAACTTTTCTAATACTCCACTGCCAGACTCATCAGTGTAGATAAGAGGCTCTTGTCCACGTTGGAAGAAATAAGCATGATTGTTAAAGTTTATAATCTTCCAGTTGTTTGCACTGACTGTGTAGCTGCCGGGAGTAACATCAGTTAATGTAGTCGTACCAGTAAACACTTTACTGTTACCAGTAGAGAATACTACAATGTCACCACTTTGGTCTACGTACTCAAAGATAGTCTCAATGCCAATGCTAGACCCTAGTGGCGTAGCACTGCTTGTGAGCTTATCTAAGCCCTGCCTAGCTCCAATACGTCCATACTTGTCTACTACCATATTCTCAGCAATAGACGCAAAGGACGCATCCTGAGTAACAGGGGAGTCTTGTGTGTTAAGTCCCTTGAAACCCGGAGCAGCAATATAAATGTTTTGTCTTTCTTGAGCCATTATGGAACCGTGTAAATGAATTCTTCAGGGTTCTTGTAAGCATCCAATGCAATGGCATCAGACAAATGTTTATCTGCAATCAAGAAGTAATCCTGTGCTGTAGTACCACCTGTCTCACCACGTTCTCTAGCCAACAAAGCTACAGCGTTGTGGACAATAGCATTCTTAGGTAAGACTGTAGTATCTGCATCTCCAGATAACTCAGGCTCCCTAGCAATTAAATCAAAACGTAAACTAAACACACCTGATGGTTTAGGATATACTCTTACTTTAGTATCATCGTTACTGTCAATACCACTAAAGGTATATGAGTCAGGACTACCAGTTACTTCACCAGAAATGTAATAAGCATTATTAAACCAGTTAGGTGTTTGATAATGCATAAAGAAGTTTGATGTGTCGTTAATGACACTATATATTTTAACACGTTCTCCAGCATTTGTCAAGCTATATTCTGTAGTATTTTCAACAGTAGGTACTACAATAGTTGTACGTAGTGTAGACCACTGGTGTGAGTCTTCTACTACTTGCTTTGCATCATTAACAAAGTCACCTACCATTTTACTGTAAGTATTTTGTGTTACACTTGCTACTTCATCTTCTCGTAGCCTACGTAGTACCTCGTTGACTATGTTCAAATATGTGGTACTCATCTACCGCCTGCTCCATATAAATTTTGCATAACCGCTTGTTGTAATAAAGAATTATCAAACAAACCTAGTCTTTTTTGTACCTGTGTTTTGTCCAGTGTTGGGAAACTTGTAAGGTTACGTATCTCATTTGCTATTGTTTGAGCATAGTCTTGTTGTGAATACTGAGGAGCTTGATAACCTTGTAAAGGAAGTGTTCTTTCCAGTAACTCAGGTGCTTCATATGTTTTTCTAAACTTATAGTCTTCAAAGTCTTTAGGTGTAAAGCCTGTCCCTACGCCCCCACCAGTGCCTCCTCCCATACCAGCTAATAACCCTAGTCCTAGTCCTGCACCTATGCCAGCCCCTGCACCTTGGCCTCTGCCTGTACCTAACCCTTCACCGTATCTGGCTTCTCCAGCAGCTTCACCTGCTGCTACAGCTTCTCCATATCTAGCTTCTGCGGCTGCTGCATCTGCTTTTGCTTGTGCTTCTGCTGCTTTTTTAGCAGCTTCTGCTGCGTCTGCTCTAGCCTCTGCTTGTGCAATAGCTTCTTTTTCTGCTTCGGCTTTAGCTTCAGCGGCTGCGCTAGCTTCTGCTGCTTTTCTAGCTTCTTCAGATAAACGTGCTGCTTCAGCTTCTCTAGCGGCCTGTGCTTCCGCTGCTTGCCTTTGAGCTTCTGCTTCTGCCTCTAGTTGTGCAGTAGTGTCATCAACAACAGTGTCTTCCAAGATGTCTGTAGGCTCTGTAGTTGTTACAGGCGTAGGCTCAGTTGTAGGCGCTGTAGTAGCTACAGGTGTAACTGGAGGAGCTACTGTGGGCTGTGGTGCTGTAGTAGGAGCAGTTGTAGACGCTAGTGTAGCTAATGTGTTAGTTAACAAAGCACTGGTAACAGACCCCGGTGACGTTAGTGTTGGAGGTTGCACTACAGGAGTTATAGTTGCACTAGGCGCTGCGGGTGCAGTGACTGTCGTT